CACAGTCGTCCTGAAATACTACCTTCCGGTATATCTTCAGAAACGCCAGGACCTTGTTTTGAGCATCTTTACGCCTGTTGTTGAGCTTTTCGTATTCCTTCCTTAGAAGAAACTGGATCTTTTCTCTGTTTCTGGAGCCTTTTTGTGTTCCGGCCAGCTTCCTCTGAAGTTGCTTCAACCTGGGCGTTTCGTGAACTTCAAAGTCTATCCTGATACCGTTGGATAGCGTCAGCTTCGAGCTGACGCCAAAGTCTATCCCGATGTCTTTGCCGACCGGATTCAGGGAAGTATGACTGTCTTTTGGAAGGTAGCACGTTACATGCAGGTAGTAGCCGCAGGGTTTTCGCACCAGAACGGCGTTCGCTATCTCCGCATCAGCAGGTATCTGGTGCAGACCCAGCACGCGGAACTTCCCAAGTCTCTGAATCCTCACCCTATTCTGGGCAAAGTCTAAGCTGTACGTCACGCCGTACTGCTTGAGCGGTATCGAATTGACGAACCTTTTAGGTTTCAGCGCTCCGACCTTGTGGCCGTTTTCCTTCAGCTTCCCGAGCGCCCGTAGGTTGTCTTTGAGCCGGTCTGCTATCTCCTGCTTTATTTGGGAGCCGAGGGCGGTCAACTCCCTCTGCTCGTAGGCTTCTCCCGCTTTGATTTCAACCACGCTTACCTTGTTGGCGGGAATACCCAGCCGCTCCGTATCCGATACCAGCCAGTTGTACAGCCACTTTGCTTCCAGAAATGCTTTCCTGAGCACATCAGATTTCTTTTTGGAAAGGTTCTGGAGCTTCAACTCGTACACAACGGGTTTTTGGGTTTCTCTGCGTTGTCTTGTCTCCTGGAGAGTATTTTTTATCTGTTCCGCCCTGGTCATGCCAGTTACTTTCCTTTCTGGTCCTCAATGTACTTCCTGATGGTCTCTTCCGATATGTGCCCTACCGACTCACAGTAGTATGAGCGCGTCCACAGCGATGGAAGCCGGCTTTTCAGAAAAGGAAACTCTTTTCTCAGCACCCTGGAAGTGTAGCCTTTCAACTGGTGGACGATAAAATGAGGGCTGTTGGTGGGAGCGGTTTTCATAAACAGATGCACGTGATCCGGCATGACCTCCATCTGAACAATTTCCACTCCAATTTCCTGGGCTTTTTGGAACAGCAGTTCCTTCGGCCGCTCAGCTACTTCACCTACCAGTACTTTGCGCCGGTACTTAGGACACCAGATGAGGTGGTAGCCGATGTTATATACTGTTGTGGCCGATCGTTTCCATCGGTTGCCGTTCATGGTATCATTATACCACAAATATTAGTTTTCTGCATTATATCTAACAATCTAAGCGAGAATGCCCGCCTTTCATCCCACCCTTAAAAGGGTGGGCTTTCCCGGCGGGAGATCGTAAATTGAACGCTAACACAAAGAAGGTATTCAATAAACAGGCTTTTTAAGTATTACATCGCAAAGTTTTATGTTAAAATAATGTATACTAAGCGGCTTATAGCCGTAGAAAAAAGGAGGTAAGTTAATGAAAAACAGATGGGCTAAGCTTGGCATTGTGCTGTTAGCTATCTCTGTGTTAGTAGTAGGATGCGGTGGGGTATCTATAAAAGTTCTTGAAAAGAAAAATGTTTTAGGCACAGAAATTGTCAACGCATACGTAAGTGGTTTTACAAACACTGATAGCACGTGGCAAAAACTAAAGAGCTTTGGTGACAACTTTGATAAAAACATGGCTGAAATGCAGATAAATTTCTACAACGACAAAGATAAAGTAGTATCTCTTGACAGCCTCAGCATGTTAGGCGTTAGCAATCAAACTGAGGGCGTGGTTGCTACATATGTGCGCTTCCAAGGTGAAGGTAAGCTATATAAAAACCCGATCTATGAAACAGCTAAGACTGAAGAACCAGTAAATAACACAGAAGAGGAAGAAACTGCACCAGAAGAACCCAAAGAAACAGTATTTAATGTCAACAAAACGATAAAGGGACATTTTGGAGAAGAAATTACAATAACTACTGTTACAGTTAAAGACGCTGATCCAGATAGTTGGGAACTGACTGGAGAATTTATTTTCAACAACACGACCTCTAAAAAACTTAATCCACCTAAGTTTTCTTTTGTTGATCTTCGCTTTGATAACCACTTCTACTATATGTCTACAAGCGTAGAANATNTTTTCGCTATCATTTTCTACGCTTGTAGACATATAGTAGAAGTGGTTATCAAAGCGAAGATCAACAAAAGAAAACTTAGGTGGATTAAGTTTTTTAGAGGTCGTGTTGTTGAAAATAAATTCTCCAGTCAGTTCCCAACTATCTGGATCAGCGTCTTTAACTGTAACAGTAGTTATTGTAATTTCTTCTCCAAAATGTCCCTTTATCGTTTTGTTGACATTAAATACTGTTTCTTTGGGTTCTTCTGGTGCAGTTTCTTCCTCTTCTGTGTTGTTTACTGGTTCTTCAGCCTTAGCTGTTTCATAGATCGGGTTTTTATATAGCTTACCTTCACCTTGGAAGCGCACATATGTAGCAACCACGCCCTCAGTTTGATTGCTAACGCCTAACATGCTGAGGCTGTCAAGAGATACTACTTTATCTTTGTCGTTGTAGAAATTTATCTGCATTTCAGCCATATTTTTATCAAAGTTGTCACCAAAGCTCTTTAGTTTTTGCCACGTGCTATCAGTGTTTGTAAAACCACTTACGTATGCGTTGACAATTTCTGTGCCTAAAACATTTTTCTTTTCAAGAACTTTTATAGATACCCCACCGCATCCTACTACTAACACAGAGATAGCTAACAGCACAATGCCAAGCTTAGCCCATCTGTTTTTCATTAACTTACCTCCTTTTTTCTACAGCTATAAGCTGCTTAGTATACATTATTTTAACATAAAACTTTGCGATGTAATACTTAAAAAGCCTGTTTATTGAATTTCTCTTTGTGTTAGCGTTCAATTTTACGCTACTATAACACATTATGGTATATAATAGCTATATATGAAAAAGAATACATTTTTGGAGGGATAACTTGTGAAATACTTAAAAAACGGTTCTGCTCAAGAAAAAAGAGTAAGGTTAAATGGAAAAGTGTTACGTACGATAGAAGACCTTTCTGTAAAAAGAGGAGAAAGTTTTAATCTTACAATAAACAAGATATTAGAAGACTATTTGAACTTAAAAGAAGAAAATAAACTTAGTCTTGAAGAATTTTATAAGGAACCTCCTAATTTAAAGTTTGATTACGAAAATAAGATAAAGATATTTGAAAATGATTTTTTAAATGTAAATTTGCAATCTTGGAGAGGAAAAATTAATTTGATTATTACTTCGCCTCCCTACAATGTGGGCATAGATTATAATACTCATGATGATACAAGCAGCTATGAAGATTACCTTAATTTTAGTAAAAAGTGGCTTGCAAAAGCTTATGATTTACTTGCGGACGATGGGAGAATGTGTCTTAATATTCCCTTGGATAAAAACAAAAATGGTTTAAGAAGTGTTTATGCTGATTTAGTAACTATTGCAAAAGAAGTAGGATTCAAATATCAAAGCACAATTATCTGGAACGAACAAAATATTTCACGCAGAACGGCATGGGGTTCATGGTTGTCAGCTTCTGCTCCTTATGTAATTGCTCCAGTTGAAACTATTGTACTTTTATACAAACACCAATGGAAGAGAAAGAAAGCTGGAACTTCAACGATAAGCAGAGAAGAATTCATAGATTGGACAAACGGAGTATGGACTTTTTCTGGAGAGAGCCGTAAGAAAATAGGGCATCCAGCACCGTTCCCACTTGAACTTCCGAAGAGATGTATACGCCTTTTCAGCTTTAGGGAAGATGTAATTCTTGACCCATTCGCTGGTAGCGGTTCTACTTTAATTGCCGCTTATAAAGAAGGTAGAAAGTGTATTGGAGTTGAGATAGATCCTTCTTATGTGGAGTTATCCATTAAAAGAATAAAGAGGTTGTGAACGGGATAATGGAAGGACTGCGGGGGAGTGGATTAATTGAATTTGGCACAATCTTTAGTGGTAAAGCAGAAGATGTTGCAAAATTGGGTTATTTAAGAGCTTTAGTAGAACAAAATTGGCTTATTGTAAAATTGCTAAATGAAATAAACCAAAAATTAGATAAAGGAGGTGCGAGGAATGAACATATTGTTAACTAATGATGATGGGTACAAAGCAGAAGGGTTTTACGAGTTAAAGCATGCGTTAGAGCGAGAAGGACATTTCGTTATTGCTTGTTCTACAGTTGAAAACGTTAGCGGGTGTGGGTCGGGCCGAGACTTATCTTTGCATTGGGAAGTGGAAGTGCACGAGGATACCAAAACACCAATTTTTGCTATGAGAACAGACAGTACTGTTAATTGTGTAGACTTTGGCGAGTTCTATTTTAGTACGCTTGGCGAGGCGATTGATTTGGTTCTTGTTGGGATAAATCACGGTCCGAATACTACATGGAAGGATTTATACAATTCAGGAAGTGTTGGAGCAGGGGCCTATGCAGCTTCGAAAAAGTATCCTGTAATTATTTTTTCAGAGATAAATGGACACTATAAGTACTTTGTTGAGTTGGCAGGATTTGTGGCTCAAAAGTTGAAAACATTTGCGATAGAAAAGGAAACGTTTATAAATGTAAATTTCCCTGATTGCGAGCCTCAAAAATTTGGTAGTGTTGTGTACTTGCCTTCAAATGTGGATGGGGGCTGGCGTAGATATTTTACATCGCAGTTGAAAGATGGAATAATGATGATAGATATTAAGCCAGTCCGTGAACGAAGTATAGCAGATGAGGTGTTATCACAAAACAAAATTATGGTGCAATTCTTAAGGATACCTTATGAATAGTAAGCGTAAAGGCAAGCGAGGAGAACTTGAGCTTGCAAAGAAACTCCAAGAGTATGGCTTTAATACGAGAAGGGGACAGCAATATTCGGGTCTGGGTGGTGATGACGTTGTCGGGCTGGAAGGCATTCACATTGAGTGTAAAAGAGTTGAGCGATTGAACGTTTACGATGCGATGGAACAAGCTATAAAAGATGCTAAAGTAGATGAGCTACCAGCAGTATTTTGGCGTAAGAACAAGAAGGAGTGGCTTGTTACGATGACTTTGAGCGATTGGATTGAGCTTTATAAGGGATGGCTGTGGAGCGAAAAAAATGTTTAATGGGGTCAATGGCGTCATAAAGGGGTCACAAAGGGGTCATATGCGCCACAAAGGGGCCAAGTGCGAGAAGTTTTAGAGTTTGACATGTTATCTCACAGAAAGGATGAGGTAGATAGAATTATGAGCGATGACAAGTTTGATAGTATGGAAATTATAAATAGAGAAAGGAAACAAGAGATAATGAAGAGACAGAGTGCGCACGATTATGTTTATTGTCCAGAATGTGGCGCGCCAGTAATTCACGAGAGCGGCTGTGTAGTGTGTCCGAGTTGTGGGTGGGGTATGTGTGGCTAAGCGACTAAGAGCTCCATTTACTTGGTATGGAGGAAAACATTTTATGGTTAAAAAACTCTTGCCTTTAATACCGAAACACCACACGTATGTGGAGGTGTTTGGTGGTGCTGCCAGCTTACTTTTAGCTAAAGATCCATCGCCAGTGGAGGTGTATAACGACATTGACAGTGGGCTAGTTAACTTCTTTAGGGTGCTAAGGGATAAAAATAAGTTTCAGAAATTTTACGAGCAGGTCGTGCTAATGCCTTACTCCCGAGAGGAGTACTATGAATGCCGGGAGACCTGGGACAAAGAAGAGGATGACGTGCAGATGGCAGTTAAATGGTTTGTGGTGGCAAGGCAGAGCTTTAGCGGCAATTTCGGCAGATCCTGGGGATATAGTGTAACAAGTTCAGTACGTGGAATGGCGAATAATATAAGCAAGTACTGGGGAGCCATAGACATGTTACCTGAGGTTGCTGAGAGGTTGTTACGGGTTCAGATAGAGCACAACGATTTTAGAAAAATTCTTAAGGCGTACGATACCGAAAACACCTTTTTTTACTTAGATCCGCCATATGTGCTAGATACACGAACCGAAGCTGTGTATCGTTACGAGATGGCTTTAGAAGACCATCAGGAGTTAGTGGATATGCTGCTACACATTACGGGTAAAGCAATGCTATCGGGTTACGACCACGAAGTGTATAAGCCGTTAGAAGAAGCTGGGTGGACTAAATTGGTGTTTGAAGCTATGTGCATGGTTCCAGGAAGGACTAGAGCCACGAAGTACATCTGTAATGACAGCAATAAGCATAAACTTAAGCGTAAAGAGTGTGTTTGGCTAAATTACGTTCCTGCTCCACATAAGCAGATGGAGCTGCTGGGCGTAAAGTACGGGACGGAAAACAATGTTAATCCAGGTAATGGCACCGAGACACAAGGTGAATAGTATTATGAATTACGTCAAAATGCAAACTACGGCAAAAGTGGGTAGGAGCGGTTGTGTAACTTGTCCGTCGTGTGGGTGGAGTTTGTGCGGGTGAATGACGTTTACGAAGCAGTTAGAAAGCGTGCTAATGGCCGTTGTGAGTTATGCGGTAAGTTAACAAGCGAGTTGCAGTTACACCATGTTATTTCTGGGTATGGTAGAAGAAGAGAGCACGAAAGCGTAGAAACGTGCCTAATGCTGTGCAGTGAATGCCACAAAGAGGTTCATGGAAATGCAAAGCTGAACCGTGCGTTAAAACTGTTAGTTGAAGAGCGGCTATACCGTATGGGGTATAATGAAAATGAGGTAAGAACATTAATGGGGGGCAGGTTATACTGATAGAAGCACCAATATAGGTATGAAGGGGGTGCAGATAGAAATTCAATGGGAGAACCATGGGAAAAGCTGAGTAATGAAACCACCAAGGCTTATGCCGCATTTTGTATATACCGAGATCTAGGTTCGGAACGCAGTATAGATAAGGTTCTCGCTGTTACTGGCAAGAGAAACAGAAGCTCTTTGATAAAATGGTCGTCGAAGTATAACTGGGTGGAGCGTGTTCAAGCTTATGATCAGTATCTGGAAGAACTTAAACGCAAGGAACAAGAACAGGCCATAATAGAGATGTCTAGAAGGCATGCCGAGCTAGCAGTGCGGATGCAAGAACTGATCAAAGAGCGGTTGGAAGAGATAGATGTGAATGCTTTATCTCCCAGAGATCTGGCTACGTGGTTAGATATAGCAACAAAGTTAGAGAGATTGAGCCGAGGCGAACCTACAAGCATTGAAAAAGGCGAAACTGATGAGCCGATAATCATTGAGATCATCAAGCAAACCGAGGGAACTAATGCCTAAGTTTACCTATGAGTTACACCCAGGCCAAGCAAGGGCTTTTGATAGCGAAGCGCAATATGTGGCAATGATAGCTGGTACTGGTGGAGGTAAAACATGGTTTGGTTCTATTTGGTTGGCAAGGGAAATAAGCAAAGATAAAACAGGTGATTATTTGGCTGTAGCTCCTACGTACCCAATGCTGAAAGATATCCTTTTACCGAGGGCGTTGGAAATACTGAATGATTGGCATGGCGGAACTTATAAATCAATGGAAAAGGTCTATTACCTGAAAGGCGGAGGCAGAGTTCTGTTTCGTTCAGCGGACAGGCCTTTAAGTATGGAAGGTGTGCACGTAAATGCTGTTTGGTTAGATGAAGCAGGCCAGATGCGCAGTGAAGCATGGCATGTTGCACAGAGGCGTGTAGGCTTTCATAAAGGAAGAATTCTAATAACAACAACACCGTATTTTCTTAATTGGTTAAAGACGGATATCTATGATCGGTGGAAGGAAGGAGATCCAGCCATAGATGTTATTCAATTCGGCACAGCAGAAAATCCGTACTATCCAAGGGAGCAGATAGAAGTTGCACGTAGAACTATGCCTGATTGGATGTTCAGAATGTTTTACTTGGGAGAGTTCGTGAAGCCTGAAGGATTGGTTTATCAGGATTTTGATGCTGGAATACACATAATTGAGCCATTAGAATTGCCTAGCAATTGGAGAAGGATCATTGGCATGGATTTTGGCTACAACAATCCGATGGCTGCGGTGTGGCTGGCCATAGATGATGATGGCAATGTATATGCTTACAGGGAATATTACGAGAGGCGGAAGCTACCACAGGATGTTGCTTCTGATTTGGCAAGGTTATCCAAAGGTGAACAAATAGATGCTATACTGGTTGATCCTTCAGCTCCAGTGCTAATTGAGGAGCTCCGCAGGCAAGGTTTTAATGCTATATCTGCAAATAATACTGTTAAAGAGGGCATAGCGGCAGTTACAGGCTTACTGCGAGAAAAGAGATTGTTCTTCTTCCGAGGCCTGAGTAATACATTGGATGAGATTGAGAGTTACCACTGGAAAAAAGTAAATGATCAAATAAAAGAAGAACCAGAAAAAGAGTATGATCATGCAATGGATGCGTTGAGATATGCTATAATGGGGTATATAAAAGGTATTAAGAAACAGCCAAGAGTTAGGCGTTTGTGATGGGGGGTGATAAAGCTGTTCGAGGGGTTGAAAGAGTTTTTCGGGATAAAACAAAGTAATACTACACGAGCGATAATTGAGACTACATTAGGCCAGCCAGTTTGGACACCAAAGGATTATGCTAATTTTGCCCGAGAGGGATATTGTAATAATGTTTATGTGTATGCCTGTGTTAGGCAAATAGCTATGGCGTGCGCTGGTATTCCTTGGCTGGTATATAGAACTACGAACGATGGAACTATAGAAGAGTTGGAAAACCACCCATTAAAGGAACTGCTAAACGGGCCAAACCCATGGCAAGGTGGTAGTGAATTCTTCGAAAGTGTCGTGGGCTTTTTGATGCTGGCTGGCAACAGTTACATCGAAGCTGCTGGGCCAGAAAACGGGCCACCAAGAGAGCTATATGTATTAAGGCCTGATCGGATGAAAGTGGTTGCTGGTAACTCGCAGCAGCTTATTGCCGGTTATCAGTACACAGTGGGCGGTATAACTGTAAATTTTAAGCCTGAAGAAATACTGCACTTGAAGTTGTTTAACCCATTGGATGACTGGTATGGCATGTCTCCCATTGAAGCTGCAGCACGAAGCATTGACCAAAACAATGAGAGCAGAGCGTGGAACGTTGCTCTACTGCAAAACAGCGCAAGACCTCCAGGCGCTTTGATTACAGAGCATGAACTGCAACCAGACCAGTTTGAGAGGCTGAAGGAACAGATCAACCATGAGTTTACTGGAGCTAAAAACGCAGGAAGACCGCTGCTGCTTGAAGGTGGATTGGATTGGAAAGAGATCGGGCTTACCCCTGCGGAAATGCATTGGCTTGAAGGCCTAAAGCTTTCAGCTAGGGAAATAGCGATAGCCTTCGGAGTGCCCCCTGAGCTGATTGGAGACAATGCGAACAAAACGTATAGCAATTACAAAGAAGCACGGCAGGCGTTTTATACAGAGACGGTACTGCCATTAATGGACTCTATTAAAGGTGAACTTAACAACTGGCTTATACCGAAGTTTGGTGATAAAAGGTTATACATTGACTATGACAGAGATGAGATAGAAGCATTGCAGGAAGATAGGGAGGCTGTTTGGAGCAGAGCGCTAGAGGCTGTAAAGAACGGTATCTTAACTCCGAATGAAGCCAGAGTTATGCTCGGATATGATGAAGTTGAAGGTGGAGATATGCTTATGATGCCAGCGAATATGATTCCACTGGCTATCGTTACAAGCGAGGAAGTGAGCGAGGAGTGAAGCATAAGCTGGCAAAAGCTGTAAAGAAAAAGCCGACTCCACAGCCACGACCTCCTAGGTATCCAGAAGGTGTTAGAACAGTTCCGATAAATTCCAGAAATGTTGAGTTTGTGCTACGAGAGTATCTTGATAAAAACGAGCCGAAGATACAGAGAGCAATTAGAAAAATGTGGAATACGGAACGTGAAATCATTACGAAGGAAGAGATGGAGAAAGTATTGCAATACAGCTGGGTACCAGTTGAGTGGATACAACGGTTTACAAATGACTACACGGTCTTTGTTAATGAGGTTATGGCTCCAGCATGGCGTGACGCGATGCAAAACGCAGTTGAGTACATGAATGGTCAGATAGAACGGTATGCAAAAAAGCAGTTCGAGGATACTCACATCGGTAAGCATATCGAGGATTGGATACGTGAACATGGCGGAGAGTTAATAGTACAATTGTCGGAGGCGCAGCATGAAGCTATAAGGGAGATACTTAGGATTTACATCTTAGAACATCCTTTGTCTCCGTACGACTTGGCTAAGGCAATTAAGCCGCTTATAGGTCTTACGTCTTCGGAAGCTGTGGCGGTAGCGAGGTATCGTGAAAGTCTTGTAAAAGAAAACCTGTCCGAGAATGTTATAGAAAACCTTACAAACAAATACGCTGAGTCTTTGCTTGAAAAGAGGGCGCTAAGGATAGCAAGGACTGAACTATCGTATGCATATAATCGTGGGCAGCTTGAGGCGATAAGAGAAGCAAAGGCTAACGGGTTTTTTAGAGGAGAGGTAATAAAAACATGGTTNACNGCTNNCGATGANCGNACNTGNGANTTCTGCCAGTCTCTTGACGGCGAGGTTGTAGGGCTAGAAGAAACATATCCAGGGGCTACGAAGAGAGAGCAAGAAATACTTACACCGCCTGCTCATCCTATGTGCAGGTGCACTGTTATTTACGAGGTTATAGAATAATAAGGGGAAAGGGGGTAAAACGGTGGACACGAAGAGTTTTAAGTTTGAAGTTAAGGACATTGACGAACAAGGGATATTCGAAGGTTACGCGGCTGTGTTTGGTAATGTGGACAGAACAGGAGACGTTATAGAGCGGGGAGCATTCAGAAAAACGTTACAAGAGAACCCACAGCTTCCGATACTGTGGCAGCATAACCCTGCAGAACCTATTGGACTAACTGTCGCAGCAGTAGAAGATAACCGTGGGCTTAGAGTAAAGGGACAGTTGAACCTTGAAACAGCTAGAGGACGCGAAGCATACGCGCTGATGAAACAAGGTGTATTGCGTGGGTTATCTATCGGCTATGATACGGTAAAAGAAGCTTGGGAAGGAACGACTAGAAAACTAAAGGAGATACGGTTATGGGAGTGGTCACTGGTAACATTCCCTGCTAACCCACTTGCCAAGGTTGAGAGCATTAAAGCTGTTGTACCGTTTCAAGACCTTCCATTAGCTGATATGGAGACACCATGGGATGGAGACGCTGCAAGGTCTCGGGTAAGAGAATGGGCAGGCGGAGAGGATAATATGGACTGGGAGAAATACAGAAAGGCTTTTGTATGGTATGACTCAGAGAACCCAGAGCTGTTTGGCTCTTACAAACTACCGATTGCGGATGTGATAGATGGTAGGTTAAAGGCTGTACCTCGGGGCATATTCGCTGCTGCAGCTGCTGTGCAAGGCTCTAGAGGTGGTGTAGATATTCCCGATAGAGATATTGCCGGTGTTAAGAACCACCTTGCACGATACTACGAAAAGATGGACAGAACACCTCCATGGCGTTCGGAAAGTAGTGGCTTGGACCTGCTGCTTTACGGTATAATAGGGGCAGCGGGGGAAATTAAGGCAGGCAGAACGAATGAAACAATGAACACTGCCTTAATCGAACAAGCGATACAAAGCCTGAATGCACTTCTTGGGAAAGCTGAGCCGGATAATTCCACTCAGCAAGAAGAGAAGCCGCAGAGTGATGGCGAGTTAGAAAGTCGCTTGCTGGAACAAGCAATTGAAGAACTTAGAAAATTGAAGGAGGTACTATAAGAATGGATGAAAAAGTAGTGGAACTTCAGAGCTTGGTTAAAGAATTAAGGGAGAAGTTCGAGCAAAAGGAACAGGGCCTGTACACAAAGGCTGAGTTTGAAGAGTTTGAAAAGAAAATAAACGATCGCATTGCACAGCTCGAAACGATGATCAAAAGACCGGTAGTAGCTGACAGCGTTGCTGAAAACAGCGAAAACAAGTCGGTATTCTTCAAATTTCTGCGCGAAGGTAAGGCGGGCCTCGAACCGACTGAGCGGAAGAAATTAGTAGAGGATACGGCTGGGCAGATACTTGTGCCTGAGGAATTAGAGGCAGAGGTATACAGAGAATTACCGCGTATTTCCGTAATACGTGGCCTTGCAACTGTTAGACAAGTGCGTTCGGACAGGATCAGATCGCGTAGCTTAACTGAGGTGCAGGTAGGGTGGGGCAAATTAGAAACTTCCACGACTGCACTTGCAGAACCAACCTCTTAACTTGTGCCAAGTGACGAATATCACTATGTTGAAGACCTTTATGGCTTAGCGAAGATAGGCGAAGACGAACTGATGGATACGGATGTCGCTCTAGAAAGCGTGAAAGTAGACTCGTTCTCTAGGGCAATAGCACAGGCTGAAGATAGGGCTTTTGTAGTAGGACAGGGGCATAGCTCTCAACAGCCAGAAGGTATTTTAACCTCGGCGGGCATTGGGAGAGTAAATGCGAAGACGGTAAAAGCGGTTACCACTGATGACATTCTTTCTCTTATTTATGCCGTGCCGGCACAATATAGAAGGAATGGAGTACTGCTTGTTAACTCTCAGACTGGGCTAGCGTTAAGGCTGCTTAAGGACACTAATGGTCAGTACCTATGGCAGCCTTCTCTCCAAGCGGGTAGACCGAACACCTTTGCCGGGTTCCCAGTGTAAAACCAGGAAGACCTTCCTTCCATCCCAACTGGAACTACGGCAGCAGATGTGGCAATATTCGGTGACTTACGCAGCGGATATAGAATACTCGATAGACTCGGCATAACCATTCAGCGCTTAACTGAGCTTTACGCTGAGTACGGGCTGATTGGATTCAGAGTACACTACAGGGTCGGCGGTGGAGTAATCAGACCAAACGCGCTGAGAGTTCTACACGTCAAGGTAGATTAGAAAGGTGAGCAATGTGAGGATTAGAATGCTCCACTCAGTGGGAATTGCCGGTAGTGTTTATAATGCTGGAGCAGTTGTCGATATTGATGAGAAAACAGCTAGAGCGTGGATATTAGCAGGGGTCGCAGAACAGGATAAGAGTTTAGACGGGCCATCGGAGGTGAAAGAGGATGTCAGTGAAGTTGATAACACCTCCAAGCGTAGAGCCGATAACACTAGAAGAAGCAAAAATATTCCTCAGAATTGACACTGATGAGGAAAACACTTTACTAGAGTCTCTTATATCTGCTGCAAGGCTTTATGCTGAGAAGTACACAACTCGCTCGTTTATAACACAGACATGGGAAATGAGAACTCGCACAGTAGCAGAACGGCTGTTTCTTCCTTATCCTCCGGTACAGATGGTTGAGTCTGTTGTAGTCGACGGGGTAACAGTTACACAAGATAAGTACATATTGCTACCTGAAGACACTCTCTACTGTATGTCTCCTCTTTATTCCGTAACTCCAAGTGGCATTGTAATTACATACACTGCCGGATATGGTGACACTCCTCAAAGCGTTCCGCGTGACATCAGGCAAGCGATACTGATAACTGTGGCTGGGCTGTACGAGAACAGAGAAACGGGTGGAGTGTCACCAGAAGCAAGAGAGCTGCTTAAACCGTACAGGGTGTTTCAACTGTGAATATTGGTAAATTACGGCATCGGGTAACAATACAAAACAAGGTAACACTTCCTGATGGATACGGCGGTGTAACCAGTACGTGGCAAGATGTTGCAACTGTTTGGGCATCAGTTGAACCGCTTAATGGTAGAGAACTGTACGCGGCGCAGCAGGTAAAAGCAGAACTAACGCACAGGATTAGGATAAGGTACATGAGTGGGATAAAGCCAGAGATGAGAATAGCATTTGATAACAGGACCTTTGAGATAGAAGCAATAATTGACCCAGAAGAACGACATGAGAGCTTAGAACTGTTATGCTCAGAGGTGGTAGCATGATAACTATTAGTATCGGCGTTAATGGGCAAAAAGAAACAGTGGCTAATCTCGGCAGAATGTCTGAGAAGGTTAAGAAAGCTGTTAAAGAAGAAATTGGGGCTTCAGCTTTAAGAATACAAGCGTCCGCGAAGAGAAGATGCCCTGTACGTACTGGAGCTTTAAGAAATTCCATAACTGTGGACCTGTACGGTGAGATGTCAGCGGAAATAGCTCCACATATGCCCTATGCGATGTTTGTGGAATTCGGTACCCGCAAGATGAGAGCGAGACCATACATGACACCGGCAGCTGAAGAAGAGAGACCTAGGTTAGCAAAAGGGCTGGAGATTATCATTAAGGGTGGATTGGAATGAGGTCACCGCTGTTAGCGTTGCAGAAAGCGTTATATGACAGATTGCGCCAAAACTTAGATTGTCCAGTGTATGACGCTGTGCCGCAGGGGGCTCAGATGCCCTACGTAACAATTGGAGAGGATACGGCAATTGACTGGAGTACGAAGCTGGAAAACGGGCAAGAGGTCACACACACCCTGCATATCTGGAGCGACTACGAAGGGGCTAAGGAAGTTAAGCAAATAACAGATGAGGTTGTACAAGCTATAACGTCCCAGCCGCTTGAGCTTGAGGGCTTTTACATGGTAATAGCCACTCTTGATATGACAGAAGTAATACGAGACCCTGACGGATACAGGCATGCCGTCATAAGGTTTAGGTTCAAAATACAAGAAAAATAGGAGGTAGATGAATATGCCAGCAGTAACTGGTGTAACTTTTTTAATTCAGGTAAACACGGGCACCGAAACAAGCCCAACATGGACAGCAGTAGGTGGTCAAAGAGGAGCCACGTTAAACAGGTCGGTCGATGAGGCAGATGTAACGTCAAAGGAATCACTTGGGTGGCATGAAGGACTTCCTACCATAAAAAACTGGAGCATTGACTTTGATGGGTTGGTGATCGAAGATAACACAGCGTATAAGCTTTTGGAAACTGCATACATGGACAATGAAGTGTTACAGGTACAGGTCATAACTCCAGCAGGTAATAAGTACTCAGGTAAGGCTTTCTTGACAGACTTCTCGATAGATGCTCCATATGATGACGCGATGACTTACAGCGGAACGCTTCAAGGTACAGGACCTTTAACACTTACTCCAGAGGTTTAGGAGAGCTGTAAATGATATCTGAGTATGAAATAAAGTGCGGAGATAAGATATATTCACTCAAGTATAACAACAAGGCTCTTCGAACCTTGGAGGTTAGCTTGGACATGCCAATTGCAAAAATCGGAGAAGTGCTGCAGAATGAGATAAGTATCGGGCTGTTAACTGAGATATTTAGAGTTGGGTTACTGCACTGGAATCCCGACATAACCCTTGACGAAGCTGGAGAAATAATTGACGAAGTAGGTATAACAACGGCAGCTGATGCAGTTGGCAAGGCTTTTGTACTGGCTTTTGGAACAGAAGAGGAAAAACCAAAAAACGCACGGAAGGAGGAGGTACATGGAACTGGAGAGAGTACCTCCTCCAAGCCCTCGAAATAGGACTAAGCATAAATGAGTTTTGGGAGCTTACGCCGAGCGAGATTAAACTGGTGGCTGAAGCTAGGAGCTGGCAGCAGGAAAATGAGATGTATAAAATGGCTTGGGCTGTGTCGTACATAATCAGTTATACTGGCAGGCTTAAGAAACCGATAACTCCATCAAAGCTACTACCAAAGCGTGAGCAGAAAAAGACAAAGCGGATAGAGAATAAGCAGCAAGAGTGGGAAGAGATCAAGAGAATGTTTGGAGGTGAGTAAATGGCAGATGCAGGAAACGTCGTAGTAAGGGTCTCGGCAAATATTGATGACTTTAACCGCAAGATGCAGGAGGTTAGCAAACAGGTTAACCAAGTGCAGGGCAAGTTTTCTGGATTCGCTGATGTTGGCAAGCAGTTATCCACGGTGGGTCGCAATTTAACCATCGGGGTAACACTTCCCATAGCTGCTGTAGGAACGGCTGCAGTAAAAGCTGCCTCAGATTTTGAACTTATGTCCAACATGTTCAAGGCTATTACTGGAGCTACGGCTGACCAGATGAAGCAGATGCAGGACTTAGCTATAGCGCTGGGCGAAGATTTAACGCTTCCTGCAACTTCGGCTGTAGATGCTGGCGAGGCAATGATAGAACTAGCCAAAGCTGGCGTAAGTGTAGACAACACCTTCAAAGCAGCAAAAGGTACATTGCAATTGGCTGCCGCTGCAATGATGAGCAATGCAGATGCTGGTAGAATTGTAGGACAGTCCTTGAACGCATTCGGGCTGTCCGGAGAAGAGGCTACAAGGATAGCAGACTTGTTAGCAAACAGCGCTAACGCAGCAGCAGGCGAAATAAGCGACATGGCTTACGCTCTTCAAATGGGCAGTGCTGTAGCAAGTATGGCTGGAGTAAAAATAGAGGACTTCGTTACGGCAATAAGCTTAATGGCTAATGCAGGGGTTGTAGGCAGCGATGCAGGTACAAGTTTGAAGACAATGTTCATGAGGTTAATAAATCCTGTTGGGCAAGCTTCTGATGCAATAGCGGAGTACGGGATAAAAATATATGATGCTACAGGGAAAATGAAACCTTTGCCAGCGTTAATGGACGAGTTCAATACAAAACTTGGCAAACTTACGGATGAACAGAGAAATGCAGCACTTGCGGCTATATTCGGTACAGATGCAATACGAGCGGCAAACATTGTACTTATGAACGGCGCA